ACATCTAGTGCGTGAGCGACCACTCACCCACTACAGATAGTGGTTTCCACCCAAAACGCAGCCTCAGACCCACTACCGGTAGTGTCAAGCACCTTCGCAACACTACCCCTAGTAGTTATTGCACCGCAACCAAGGGGCGCCCCGCGATCCTCAAACCCCGCCCGAATACCGCACAGCGAACCAGGCCTTACACTCAGCCCCTCCGCACCTCCCCACAAACCCCAGCCAGAACCACTAGCACCGCCGACAGCAAGCCGCACCACCTCCTGAAAGAACCACCGCAGCACGCACGCGCGAGAACAGCCGCTCCACCACAAGCCCGCCTTGCCCCATGCAGAGCGCTCTTGACCTCGCACCACTGAATGACCAGCAAGCGCGAGGACCAGCGCAACGAGTGGTCCCTTCCGGCTCTTAAGCTTTCGGCTCCCTCCCCAGTCTTGCCGGCCAGCTGGCAGCAGATCCACTGCAACAGCGCTCAGCAGGAAGTAGATCAGGTGTAAGTAGTTGATGCCTAAGCATGTGCGCACTACGGCTCATAGTCACCACTCAATGATTCGAACTTTGGGACCGCCAGGGGCCCCCGCCGGACGGGGGCGCAGACTTTTGCTCACCTCGCTTTCCAGCGGGCATGCAACCCCACCTTTTGTTGGATTCGTCTCGCGGTTGTGAATCGGACTATTTCTCGCCTGTGATTTTGAAGTAGATGGTGGTGAAGAGAGGAGGGGATTTAAGAGAGGGTCGGGTGGTTGCTACTTGGTCGTGGACGTGAGGTTTACCGGGCGACGTAGAATGCGCTTTGCATGAGCACCCAGAATGTCGCGTTGCTGAGGGCGATCTCGGAGGACCGGGCGCTGGGGTCGGCGATGTTGTTTTCGCACCGGCACGAGTACGAGACGCCGGACTTTCATGTGCGGATCATGGACCTGTGGCGATCGGCCGATGAGTTCGTGCTGATCGAGGCCTTTCGGGAGGGGGCGAAGACGACGCTTGCCGAAGAGTTCCTGACGATGGAGGCGGCCTACGGGAATTTCGCCTACTGCGTGATTTTCGGGGAGACCTACGCGAAGGCCTGCCAGAAGATCGAGGCGATCGCCTTCGAAGCGCGCACGAACGTGAAGCTGGCGAAGCTCTTCGGTGCGAGGATTCTTTCGAAAAAGCCGATCGAGAACAAGATCTGGTTTTCATCCGGCGCCATGATCGAGGGGGCGGGCTGGGAGCAGGAGATCACCGGGTTCAAGCATCTGGATCGGCGCCCCGACCGGGCGTATCTCGATGACGTGGAGAACCTCGAGCGGGTGAGGAGTTCGGACGCGGTCGATGCGACGATGAGGAAGTTGTATCAGGAGGTGCTGCCGGCCCTGGATAAAAAGCGCCGGCGCGTGAGGATCACCGAGACCCCGCGGGCGGCCGACTGCATGGTCACAAGGCTGCGCTCGAACCCGGATTGGCTCTGCGCGTCCTTTCCGATCTGCTCGGGGGACATCGATGATCCGGCCACGGAGTCGGCGTGGCCCAGCCGCTACCCCATGGCGTGGGTGAGGGAGGAGCGCGACCGGTACGCGCGCGCCGGGATGCTGAGGCAATTCCAGCAGGAATTCCTTTTGAAGGTGGATACCGCGGAGGCGAAGCCTTTCACCGATGACATGATCCGAACCTCGGACCTTGCGCCCGCGTCGTGGCTTCCCAGGATTGCGATCTACGACCCCAGCCGAACGGCGAGCGTTTTGAGTTCGGATCGGACGGGCAAGGTCGTGGTATCGAGGATGGGCTCGAAGATCATCGTGCATGAATCGGGAGGGTATTTCTGGAAGCCTGATGAGATCCGGGCCGACCTTTTCTCAACCCAGGAGCGACACCGGTGCGCGGCGATCGGGATTGAGAAAAATTCACTCGATGAGTTCCTCCTGCAGCCGATCCGCTTCGAGATGCTGAAAAGGGGCGTGGTCTTGCCCGTGCGCGCGCTGCAGGCCCCCCAGGACCGGGACAAGGCGGCCTTCATCATGGGCCTGCACCCCTTCATGGTGGCTGGGGACATCGTGCTCGTGGGCGGCAAGGGGGCGCACGCGCAACTGGTCGCGGAGATGCTGAACTTCCCCGGCGGACGGCTTGATATTCTCAACGCGCTCGCCTACTCTTTGCGCATGTTCGCGGGGGATCTCGTGTACGAGGATTTTGGGGAGGCCAACATCGGGCAGGCCCCAGACCCCGTGCTGGGGGAAACCGTGTACGGGGCCTGGAATTCTGATGGGAACGAAGTCCTCTGCGTGGCGGTGCTGCGCCGCGGCAGGCGCCTCTATGTCGCAGGCGACTGGGTTGCGCAGGGGCCCGTGACGGATGCGGTGAAAACGGTGCTTGCCGAAGTGCAGGGCGAATTCCCCAGAGCCACGCACGAGACCTGGGTGCCGGCGGAACTGCACGACGGCTGGCAGCGGATCGCCCTTGTGCCCGCATTGAGAAGCGCGCGGCTCCTTCCCTTCCGGGCCGAGCACACCGCGGTTGCAAGGGGGGTGCTCGCGGAACCCATCCGCACTACCGTGAGGGACGCGAGGCTGCTGCTCGTGGATAAGCGCGCAACGCTCACCTTGAACGCGCTTGCCCACGGCTACAAGTTCCCGGTGGCGCAAGCCGGGCGCCCTGGCGCGGAACCCGAGCGCGGCACCAGCCGCCTTGCCGCCGAGACGCTCGAATGCCTTGCCGCATCGATCGGCGCGGGCCAACTTGCGCAGGACCCCGATTCGGGGGCAAACTACGCGCTGAACCCCCAAGGGGTCCGCTACCGCACCGCGCTACCGCAAAGGAGATCGTGATGGCGATCAGCAAAACGCATTCCAAAAAAGCCCCCAACCAGAACCCGGTCGCCTTCTACAAGTCCGAGCAGTTCGGCGGCGCCGAAGGGAAGTCCACGCAGAAGGTCGGCGACAAGCTCTCGGGCGGCCCGCAGCGCGAGAAGGTGATGGGGAGAAAGGACCTCGCCAAGCAATGAAGAAGGAGAAGCAAAAGTTCACTGCCGCCCCCAAGGAAGGCAAGAAAAAGTCCGTGCGCGGACGCGGCATGAAAGTGCTCTTCGGTGACGTGACCCCGAAAAAGCCAGACGCCGACATGAAGCCGCGCTCTCCTGGCACGGTCAAGGCGATGCGCGCCGCGCGTGCGAAACGCCTGAATAACGTCCTCATCTAGGGCGCATCGCGCCGCCATGGCGCGACGAGACAAGGAAGCACGAGCCCCCGCGGACGAGGCGAACTCGCTCGCCGCGCTCGGCGCGCTCGAATCGGGGGAGAAGGTCGAGAATTTTGCGGGAGACGAGGACCTCCACGCCGAGGCGATGAAGCTCTACGCGCCGATACAGAAAGCCTACGACGGCAAGCAGGAGCAGTCGGACCAGATCGAGGAATACTGGAATATTTATCAAGCGAAGGCCGACGCGAACCAGGCCTACTCCGGCAATTCCAAGGCCTACGTGCCGGTCGTGCGGGACGCGGTCAACGCGAGGGTAAAGAGGAGGCTGAAACAGCTTTTTCCGACCAAGCACCGGCACGTGGAAGCGGTGGGCGCGTCGGGTGAGACCCCCTACTCGCAGTTGGCGCTGATCGAGCACTACATCCGAAAAACGCACTTGAAGGAGATCGTGCGCTCGGATCTCGTGGCAGGCGACGTGACCGGCCAGTGGAACCTCTACATCGACTGGATCCGCGGCTACCGGAGGATCACCGAGGGGATCCGCAGGAACCCCGCGCTCGAGCCCGAAGTGCCGGGACAGGAAATCGACCTCGTGGATCCATCGGAAGAAGAGGACGCGATCGAGGAAACCGATGTCCTTGAAGAGGGTCCTGAGATCGTGGATTTTGCGACCGAGGACCTGGCAGTGGTTCCCCCAACCTCTAACGACATCGAGAAGGCAGAGGCCGTCGCGCTGCGGCTACGGCTTTCAAAAACGAAGGTCGAGCAGCTGGTCGATGAGGGCATCTTCGTCATGCCGGAGGGGATGAAGTTCGATCAGTTCTGGGAGGGCATGGAGAAAAACTCCCAACCCTCGGGCAAAATGGAAAAGCGCGACCCCGACAAGCGCCGCTCGCAGGACGCCGGCGTGAAAACCGAAGGCGCCTACAAGTACCTCCTCGTGTACGAGGCGACCGCGCGCCTTTCCTTCGACGATGAGGAAAGTCCGGGCAAAAAAGTGAAGCGCCTCGCCTACATCTATTACGCAAGCGCAAACGAAATCCTGGGGATCGTAAGAGCGACGCAGTGGGGCGGCAAGCGCCCGATTCTCTCCGCACCCGTCGAGCGCATCCGGGGTTCCTTCTTCGGCGTCTCGAAAATCGAGCCCGTCAAGTTCCTGCAGTGGAACCTGGTTGACTACTGGAACATGGGGCAGGATTCGGCGATGTACTCGCTTCTTCCGGTGTGGGCCGTGGATCCGCTTGCCAACCCGAATTGGTCGATGCTCGTCATGGGGCTCGCCGCGGTGTGGCCAGTGTCCCCGGACAAGGTGAAGCAGATCAGCCAGCAGCAGCTCTACAAGGAAGCGCTCACCATCTGCTCGGAGATCAAGCGCCAGATCTGGGAGTCGATGGATGTCAATCCCATGATGATGGGGCAGATGCCCCCGGGGCGAAAGAACAACCAACTCATGGGCCAGATGCAGCAGGAGTCGATGACCAACATCATGGACGATGCCGAGCGATACGAGGAGGCGATGCTCTCGCCCCTGGCTGAGCGCCTGATGGAGTACGACCGGCAGTTCAGGACCGCGAAACTCACCGTGGTCACGATGGGGGAGATCGGAGAGAAGGCGAAGATGACGGAAATCTCCCCACAGCAATTTGGCGAGCGCTACCGCTACCAGTGGGCGGGCACGACCATCGTGCAGGGGCAGCAGCTGCAGCAGGCGCGCATCGCGGGCCTTAACGTCCTTCGCGGCGTTCCGCCGCAGCAATTGAACGGCCGGCGCCTCGATGTGACCCCGGTGCTCGAGCGCTTCACCGAGGACCTCTACGGCCCCGAGCTCGCGCCGCGCATCCTGATCGACGAGCGCAACATGTTCACCGTGGACGCCGAGACCGAGAACCTGATGATGAACAACGGCCTCGCGGTCGAAGTTCACGAAGCCGACATCGATCCCCAGCACCTCGCATCGCACGCGCAGGCCGCCGCTTTGACCGGAGACCCGAAAGGCTTGTATCGTGCGCACATCGCCAAGCACCAGATGGGGATGAACGCGAAGATGATGAAGCAGCAGGCCATGCAGGCGGGGCAGCAGGGTGCGCCTGGCGCGGGCCCTCCCGGAATCCCAGGCTCCCCTCGCGTGGGCGCGGCGCCCGCCGGTCCTCGCGGTGGCGTGCAGTCTCCCCCGGGCCTTCCGCACCCCGACGCTGCCGCGGGCCCCGGACGCGGATA